CCTAAGAATAAAATGTTGGATACCGACCATCTCGAATACCATACCGACAGAGAAGTGGGGCTTAGAGATGCTCACAGTTGCCCAAAACCAATCGGGTTATTCAAAGAACTTGTAAGTACATTCACAGACTTGAACGGCTCAGTATTAGACCTTTTTGGGGGGAGTGGAACAACCATGATAGTATGCGAAAGTTTAAATAGGACTTGTTATATGATGGAAAAAGACCCTACTTACTGCCAGAATATTATTACTCGCATGGAACAACTCGGTATTAAAGCGGAAAAGGTATGACCCAACTAAACTTTACACTCCATGAAAAGCAGATGGAAATATACAATGACACACATAGATTTAAAGTTGTGTGCTGCGGTAGGAGGTTCGGTAAAACCCGCCTCTGTTCTTATATTGTTATAATAAAAGCACTAACAAAGTCAGACCAAGTTATATGGATCGTATCCCCTAAATATGCTCAGACTGCGATTCTATGGAGGATGCTAAAAAAGTTCCTTCCGAAATCATATATCAAGGACATCAAAGAAGGAGATATGGTTATAGAGTTAGTTAATGGATCAACTATTTGGGCGAAAAGTGCGGATAACCCGGACGCTTTAGTCGGGGAGGGGCTCGATCTTCTTATTCTAGATGAAGCCGCGAGAGTTAAACCCGACGCATGGGAAGTTGCGCTTCAACCATCTCTCGCTGATAAGAAAGGTGAAGCGATATTTATATCAACCCCAAAAGGAAAGAATTTTTTCTATGGGTTATACTTAAGAGGTACAAACGAGAGCCAATATCCAGAATACAAGAGTTTCAATTATCCTTCTGTGTGTAATACATCTATTCCGGACTTTGATAAAGAAATCGAGGCTAGAAGAGAAACCACACCAGAACTCATCTTCCGCCAAGAGTATATGGCAGAATTCATAGAGGGTGGTGGAGAAGTATTCCAAGATATACGGGGTGTGTTAGGAGAACACTTAAGGGAACCAGTACCCGGACATAACTATGTGATGGGTGTAGACTTAGCAAAGCATAAGGATTTTACGGTATTGACTGTGGCAGATACTCAGACGGGGAAGGTTGTTCATTTTGAAAGGTTCAATAAGATAGACTGGAACTTCCAACGTGATAAGATAGCGTATGTTGCAAAGAAATATAACGATGCTGTTGCTTATTTAGACAGCACGGGTGTAGGAGACCCCATCGTAGAAGATCTACAAAGAATGGATGTTATGTGCTATCCCTACACGTTTACTGTTAAGTCTAAGTATGATCTTATCAAAAATCTAATGATTATGATTAAGGATAAGAAAATAGGCATCCCGCACATACAAGTTATAATTGATGAAATGTCAGCGTACACATTTGAAGCCTTACCGAGCGGTGTCATAAGGTATGGTGCCCCAGAAGGTATGCATGACGATTGTGTAAGTAGTGTATTACTTACAGCGTGGGGTCTTTCAAAGAACCGCACAGAAGTTGTGGGCGAAATCCCTATGGAAGAGGTACATGAGGAGTATGATGTATCTTCTTATGGTAGTGATGAAGAAAGATATATTGAGTGGGACGAAGGAGATGGTCGTCAATCTTCTAGACTTGAAATACTAAAGCACACCAGAAACTATTAAATACTCCACTCCCATATCTTTATATAGGATTTTTATGGGATTGCGTAGAGGTAAATACAGGGAAGAGGATTTGCTTGATTTAAGTCGTATAAGTACTGTAAGTAGTGTAACACCTACAGTACCCCCGCTAACGGAGCCAATAGTTACTAAAGATATGGATTCGGAAATTGCGGACATGCTGATTAAAGCATCAACTAACCAAGCAGTCTCTCATTATGATTCAAAGGATGTTTTTATAGAGAATAAAGAGAAGAATGATGTAACTGACACCGAATCTATACGCAGAGCAATCCATACTATATCTAACTATTATAATACGCTTGGTGTTTGGCGGGACGATTTTGATAAGTTAACAAACGATAGGTTAGCAAGAAACTCCTATTATTCAATGTGTGAAAAGGCACTCATGGACTATATGGGGTCTATTGAGTACAAGGTTGTAGATAGTAATGGAGAGAGTGTAGAGGTTGCAACCGATTTCATAGACTCCCCCAACCCTCAGGACAGTTTCGACGTTCTCCTTAAAATGGCAATCCGGGATTTAATCAGATACGATGCAGGAGTATGGGTCAAATCCTTCAATAAAGCAGGATATCTTACTGAGATTAAGGGGTATTTAGGGACAGAGTTCTGGAAAGAGATTGATAGGGTTCCAATGTCAATCAACATCCCTAAAGACTACGTAACCAGTGGGGCTAATATGTATCAGGGGTGGTGGTCTCATGGGTATACACAAAGATACTGGCAGCGTTCTCGTACTGGTGTATATATACCGTTCCAACCGGAAGAGATTTGTTACTTCATGTCATACCCGCGCACTGATGGGATTTACGGAACGGATTTCCTTAAGTTCTTAAAGCATCAGTTACAGTACCTAATTGACTCCACAAGAGCAGCAGGCAAGACATTCGAGAATGGTATAGTTCCATCAATCGTTTGGGAACACCCGGATGTAATGTCAAGGGAACAGTTGGCTCAGCGTATCAGGAAAGTAGAGGTAGAGAATCGTGGTTCATACAAGTTTGGTGGCATCATCCACACGGTTAACAACGAGAAGGTCACTACTCTCGCGCAGCGCCTTCATGATATGGAATGGCTTGAGGGTCAAAAGTTTGTGGCCCAACTTATTTGGTCGATGTGGGGGTTCTCTCCGTCCGAATTCATTGGGGAGAGCGATAATCGCGCGACAGCCTACGTTAAGCGAAACATAACCAAATCGCGCTTGCTTTATCCTTTAATGAAGCATTTCGCTTCTAAGATCAACAGGGAAATCCTGCCTTACTTAAAAGGATATCGTCAGGGTTGGCACTTCGAGTTCGTAAGAGATGTTGATCTGGACGACGAACAGAAGGTTGCTCAGACACAGGCAATTAAAGTAACTACATTCAATACATTAGTCTCAATGGGTGTAAAACCCTCTGTTGCATTAAAAGTCTCTACACTAGCAGACGAACTCACTAAACCAGAAATTGAGGACCTTGATGCTTCAATCGAAGAGATGAATATGGGGTTAGGTGGTGAAGGTGGAACTACAGAAGGCGGACTCCCTGACGACACAGAAGCGGGAAGATATGGCAACGGCTCTGAGATGTACGTTGATGCGTCTATTGGAAGTGATGAGGGAAGCAAAGGAACAGAGGCGCCTAGAGATGGAGCGGAAGAGGAGAAGCAGTTCAAGAAAGCGGATTTAGAACTCATAGAAGATGACGGCATCTCAAAAGCGAAGGTGTATATCAACTACCCTAGTGAAGCCCCTCCCGGCAGGCATGTTGGTAGGGGCGCTCGCGGCGGGTACTACTACATTACCACAGTAAGGGAGAAAGGAGCAACCTCAACTAGAGATGAAGGTAAACAATCGGTAGGTTCTAGGAAAAAGAAGCGGAAAGGGTGGGGTCAAAAAGGAGCATCTGAACCAAAGAACGTATCCATTCCACCGCCACCGGATATAGCAAAAGAGCAAATAAAGGTGACTGGAAAAGGTGTAGGATTAGTTGCAACTTTAGATCAGGACCACATCAGAGTCAAGAAGATAGATAATGAAGCAACCAACAACTTCATAAAAGAAGTCGCGGCTCATGCAAAGTCACCATCGAAACAGTATTTATACATTGAAGAGTTAGCCAAACAAAAAGGATTAAACGTAGTGGTGAAGTAACCAAGTAATAACCTATTTATACTTACCACTACAAAGAATTTATATACAGGTGTACTATGGAAGCAACGATTAATTCAATTTTTGTAAGGGACCCGGTTGAACCAGTAGAGTTGGGTCTTACTAAAGAGGACGCGCCAACGTTAGATGGGTACAGGTTCCATCTGAACAGAAACATCTCGACCGAGATCACTATGTCAAAAGACCCTCAGGACGGGGGGTACTTTACTCTGTTGATTGGAGTGTTTATTGATGGGGTTGAAGCGGCATATGTGACAGACTGGATCAGAAACGATGACGAGAATCGTACTAGAGAGTATGCGTTCGGAGTGCCTAAATCCCCTGTCAAACTCATGAAGGAGACCCCAAAGATCCATTCGGTTCAGATCAAGGTTGGGATACGCAAGCGCGTCTTCACCATCCCATTATCAAACAACACCCCAAGATTGTATGAAACGGAATCCGAAGTGTATTACTACAAGATAGGTAAATTACCGGAGTAGTTATGGATCAAAAGTGGGTTGAAAAATATCCATATCTTTTTGGACCTAATGCAAAAGACCCGGATGAAGGAAAAGGCGAGATTGAGTGTACTGATGTAGTTGCTAAACTGATGGAAAAGTTCACCGGGTATGGTGGAACGTTCAGTACTTGGTCAGAACGCCATGCATTCATATATGCGGCGATGATCGGGTATAATGATGTTACTTCATCCGCAGATATCCCACCAGTTCCAGAATTTTGGGTTAGTGAGGCACACTATTGGCTTTCTGGAATAACAATGGGTCGCATGGCAAAGAAGTTAGAGGAAAACGCACCATCAATAAAAGGCTATATCACGGCATTCCTAGCGGGTAATGCTACTGGCGTTGCAGGTGCATTAAAAATATTTGGAGCGTAATTATGGATGTTATAATCTCAAACAACGGTGGGTTTAAAGAGTGGACCTACACTCAGGCGGGTACATTACCGGGCGCAGGCTCAAATCTTTTAACTACTGGGCTAGTACCAATCAGGCCGCAAGGAATATTCCGAATAGATTTCTGTCCCTCAAATGCGGGCGTTCTATCAGTTACATATACGGTGGGAGCAACCACAACCACAGCAACTCTTTACGGGGGATCAACCCTAACAGCAGGTGCATTATATCCGGCAGAGATATTAGTTAATAACACAGAAACTATAAACTTCCAATATACGGGTACTGCGGCAGGTACTTATAGGTTAGTTGTCCGTGAGGTATGACCATGAGAAAGGTAGCGAATCCGCTGCTTATCGTAATAGTGGCGGTGCTGGTTATTGCGGGGCTGGGGGTGGGAGGTGCAAGTGCGAGCCTTCCCCCGGCGGCAAATTTTACAAGTAATGCAACGACGGGGCCAGCGCCGTTTACAGTTCAATTTAATGAAACAACCGGTGCAAACGACTTAACATATTCCGAACAACTAAACAACTCTGTATGGACAGGGACACGCTTCAATATCACAATAGATACTGACCTTGCGCCAGATGGTACACTTACTGCTGATAAGTTAGTCGCAGACTATTCGACAAACACCCATAATGTACAGCAATTATTTACTGCTACAAATAACACCGTGTATACATTTTCAATATATAGTAAAGCATCTGAATTGTTTTGGATAAAAGTATTAATGCCTACCAACTCCGGTCTCTCTCCCGAGTGTTTTTTTGATGTTGGAAATGGGACTGTTGGCCCATCGGCGGGACCAGTAACCGCGACATCAATAGAATCGATCGGTTCCGGGTGGTATAGGATACGCATGTCTGTATATGAGGGGTCCGGTGCTCCGGGAAACACTCTTGTTCGTATATACCCTGCAACTTCAAATACTACAACAAACTTTGCTGGAGATAACGTGGGCGGAGTTTTACTGTGGGGGGCGCAAGTTGAGCCGGAAATATCGGAAACCCCCTATAAAAAAGTTGTAGATACAACAATCCCTTTTCCAACCCCCTGGAACTGGAGTTTCGGTGATGGGGC